TAACATGGAAATTAAAAACGCTAAATTAAAAGATGGGTTACTGGAGATAGACTTAGAAAAAGTTATCCCAGAAGAAGATAAAGATAAAATAATTACAATTTCAAAGGAGTAAACAATGAAAATATTTTCTGCTATTATTATAGCTATGGCTATTACATTTGCAGCATCTGTAAGTTTTGCGAATCCTAAACAGAGCGGAGTAACTCCAGAGCAGGAACATATGGAAATGCTCTATCCAACAGTTCTTGTTCGTGTGGGTAGTGGTTCCGGTTCGGGAACGGTAATTTATTCTAAAGAGAATGAAGATCGAAAATACGAAAGTTTCATTCTAACCAATTGGCATGTCATTAAGGGTTATGTAAAGATTTCAAAGGTCTGGAACTCAGATAAAAAAGAGCATGTAGAGACTGAGAATAGGCGACCTGTTAATGTTGATCTTTGGGAATATAATAACTATTCTACTGCCGTAGGAACTATCGGGCGTTTAGCAAGGATTATGGCCTATGATAAGAGTAGAGATCTAGCACTTCTGAAGGTAGAAGATGAAGAACGTCCTATGCCTTACGTTGCAACTATTTACCCTGAAGATCTTGATGACGGGCCGTGGATTTTCCAAACCGTATATGCGGTAGGAGCTGGGCTTGGGAAACCGCCTTTTCCGACGATGGGACTACTTGCCGGGTATGGTAGAGATCAGGACGGTAATGCCCTGTATCTCTCAACCTCCCCGATTATCTACGGCAATAGCGGCGGCTCCTTGTATGTATACTCCCCCCGTAACCACTATGAGTTGATTGGAGTACCAAGTATGGTATCGGCATACGGGTGGGGTTCGGTTGTGTCGCATATGGCATGGTCCAGGCCAATTTCTGAAATACGAATTTTCCTTAGGGAGAGTTCATACGGTTTTATCTTGGGGGATAAGCCCCAGGAAGAAGAAGTTGAGGATAATGACTAGTGATTTACAAAGACCTGTAAGATTAGTAAATGCAGCGGTTGATTTAACTTCAACAACTCTAACCACTATTTATACAGTACCTGCTAAAACTGTAGCTATAGTTCGAGAGATATTCATAGCAAATTATAATGCTAGTGCTAGAAATTTGAACTTACAGTGGACAGATACATCTGCTAGTGCAACTTACAGCCTAATACACGATAAACAAATAGCTACTGATGATTATCTAAGACTTGATAATTTAAATATATATTTAGATGCAACAGATATATTAAAAGCCCAAGCTGCTACTGCCGATGCTTTTTATGTATCTGTATTTATCGAAGAATTATTTACACCTATTCTGTAAGGAATAATAATGAATTACCTGACTTTATTTAATAATGTAATGAGAGAGTTAAACGAACCTACTATTACAAGTGGTACGAGTAGTCAGACAGCTTCTTTTCATGTATTTATTGCAGATACAATAAACAAAGCTATTCGTGATATAGATCTACACCAATTAGAGTGGCCTTGGAATTATACTTCTGCTGAATATGCTCTTATACAAGGTAAAGAAACTTATAAACATCCGATTAAACTTACTATAAGCGGAGGTTCTGGGACTTTTAGAAAGCATGAACGTATAACAGGAGGAACTTCTTCTGCTGTAGGGGTTGTACAAGTTTCTGAAACTAGTTTTATAGTTGTAGAACCTATATCTGGTACTTTTGAAGCGGAGACTATCACAGGAGTTCTTTCCGGTGCTACAAGGACAGTAGGAACTGTTGTATATTCTAGACATGTAGAATATGATAATATGATTTTAGAACCTAGAAACGTTTTAGAGGGTGGAGAATTTTCAGTTACTACAGATTATAGTAGTTACTGGACTTCACGTTCTAGTAATCCAGCAGGTACAAGCACTTCTGGTACTCCTGCTTTTAGCAATGAACATAACGGTTCTGTAGTTTTAAACGATGGTACTATCGATGCTCAACTGTATGATACAGATGGTAAGACAGATGTAGTAGAGGGAGAAACGTATCGAGTAAATGTTAGGTTTGTATCGGGCGATACAAGTGCTACTACAACTACTCTAAGAGTATTTGCAGGATCTTCTTCAGATAAGGATTCTGATCTTTCAACATCATTTACTACTACTAATTTAGGATGGGGTAAAACTTACACAACTACTTTTACTCCTTCTACGCAAACTTCCTTCTTAACTCTTTCAAATGAAGCTAGTGCAAATGTACATGTAGATTTTGTAACTTTATCTCTAGATCAAGAAGCTAAAAAATTAAAGTTTTTAACTTGGGAAGAATATAATTCTAATCATATTGCTTATGATAGTAAACGTGATCCTAACAGATACGATACACCATCTGTTGTAACTAAAAATTTAAATAATGAATTAGTAATTTCTCCAGTACCTAAAACTGGTGGATATAACTTAAAATTTGATTTTTGGGATGAACCTACAGAATTATCTGCAGATACAAGTACTCCAGATCTACCTGCTAGATATCACGATGTAATAACTTCTAGAGTTAGATATTACGCACATACTTTAAGATCAGATTATCAGGCTGCTTCTCTGTGCTTACAAGAATATGAGGATGGTATTAAAAGACTACGAACAGAAAATATAAATACTAACAATTATATAAGGGCTGTGTAAATGCCACAAACTTCTTTACAACAACCTTTTCCAGTAGCTTGTGAAGGCGGCTTAATCAAAGATACAAGTGTTTTAGCTATGCCCCCTGGTTCTTGTAAAAAATTAGAAAACTTTGAACCTTCTATAACCGGCGGGTATCGTAGAATAAATGGATTTAGCAAGTATGATTCTAATGAATTATCAGGTTCTGGATCTGTTCTTGGAATACAAATTTTAGGTTCTTCTGTTATTGCAGCTAGAGGAGCGCATTTAGAAAAAAGCACAGGTTCCGGCTGGACAAGTATAGTAACAAATAGAACAGATGCTGAAAGATATGATTTTACTAAATACAGATGGGCTAATACAGAAAAAATAGCAGGTGCTGATGGTGATAATCAAGCTTTTATTTATGATGGTAGTACTTATACACTACTAAGCGGTACTGGAGCACCATCCGATCCACATACTGTAGAAGAATTTAGAAACCATCTATTTTTTACAGGAGCTAATTCGGGCAATACTAGCCAGATAGATTTTTGTGCTCCTTTTTCTGAGAATGATTTTACTGCTGCAAATGGCGCAGGAACTATAGATGTAGGTGATAAAGTAGTAGGCTTAAAAGCTTTTAGGGATCAGTTATATGTATTCTGTGAAAATTCTATATTTAGACTGGCCGGTACATCTATTGCAGATTTTCAACTTGCACCAATCTCTAGAAATATTGGATGTATAAATAGATTTTCAATTCAAGAAATAGCAGGTGATGTTATATTTTTAGCACCGGACGGTATCCGTACTGTTGCTGCTACTGAAAAAATTGGTGATGTAGAACTTGGAACTATATCTAAAGCTGTACAAAGTACTTTAACAGCAGCTACCAGTGCAGATATATCATCTTTAGTAATAAGAGAAAAAACTCAATATAGATTATTCTTTCCTAAATCTTCAGGAACATCAGAAATAGCTTCTACTGGTTTAATTGGGGTTTTAAAAAGACAGGCAGCAGCAGATTTAAATTGGGAATGGGCTGATATAAGAGGTATAAAACCTTACGTCTGTACTAGTGATTTTATTGGTGATACTGAATATGTGTTACATGGTGGATATGATGATGGATTTGTATATAAGCAAGAATCTGGAAATAACTTTAATGGAGGTAATATTCCCGCAACATATACTTCACCTGATTTAACTTTAGGTGATCCAGGGATTAGAAAACTTTTAAAAAGAATAAATATAAATTATGAAGCAGAAGGAACTATGACCTTTCAGCTTTCAGCAAGATTTGACTATGAAGATGTTGATATAATTCAACCAGCAGCAATATCCGTTAGCGAAGTTGGACTACCTTTATATGGATCTACTGCCTATGGAAGTGGTTTTTATGGGGGATTTGGAACGCCTATTTTACGTCAACTAATGGTAGGTTCTGGCTTTGCAATAGCAATAAAAATAGCACAAGATAATTCTACAAATAATCCCTTTATAATAAGAGGGTTTGAATTAGACGTAGTACCAGGAGGAAGAAGATAATGGGAGCTACTTATACTAGACAAAGCTCATCTACTATTGTAGATGGTGCTACTATCGAAGCAGCACATTTTAATGATGAATTTGATCAGCTTGTAACGGCATTTGCAGCAGATACAGGACATACCCATGATGGTACAGCTGCTGAAGGTGGTGATGTAACTAAACTTTTAGGTACAGCTATTACTATTGGTGATGGTACTGCTGGTACAGATATTGCAGTTACTTTCGATGGTGAATCAAATGATGGTGTTCTGACTTGGATGGAAGATGAAGATTATTTTAAATTTTCAGATGATATCTTAATTAATAGTACAGAAAAATTAATGTTCCAAGATACCGGAACTTATATTTATTCTAATGCTGATGGTGATTTAGATTTAGTTTCCGATGGAACTAATGCTGATGCAATTAAACTAGCTTCTGCTGGAGGTGTTACAGTCGATGCTGCAGCAGATATAGTTCTAGATGCTGGTGGCGGTGATGTTTTCTTTAAAGATGATGGTACTACATTTGGTAGTGCTACTAATACTTCAGGTAATCTAATAATTAAATCTGGTACTACAACTGCTTTAACTTTTAGTGGTGCTAATGCTACTCTTGCTGGTGATTTAACTATTTCAGGTGATGATCTTACAATGGGTACAAATACTAATACTGCTATTTTAGTTGCTGATGGTACTAATTATAATCCAGTAGTTCCAAGTGGCGATGTTGGATTGACTAATGCAGGGGTGTTTAGTATAGCAAGTGGTGTAATTGTAAATGCTGATGTAAATGCAAGTGCTGCTATTGCAGATTCTAAATTAGCTACAATTTCTACAGCAAATAAAGTAGGTCTTGCTGCTTTAGATATTGATGGTGGTACAGATATTGGTGAAGCAATTGTAGATGCCGATTTGCTAATCATTGATAATGGAGCAGGGGGAACTAATAGAAAAACAGCAGCTTCCAGACTTAAAACTTATGTTGGAGCAGCAGACCTTACTAGCATAGATTCAAATCTTGTGCCTGATGGAAGCGGAACGAGGGATATAGGAACAGCTTCTGCAGAAT